TCCGTAACGCCTCTGCCACGCGCGTAACGTGACAGGGATTAAGGGTAAACTAATTGATTTTGCAAGTTTTTATTTTACCCTGCTTTCTTATGGGGCATACATGGGACACTTTCAGATAGTCTTTTGTTAAGGAGTTCTATCTGTTCGTGATTGTTGTCTTTCATCCATGCTCCGTAAACATTGAATACCATTTGTGCGTTTGTGTGGCCCATCTGGCTTGCGATAAAACTAGGATTAGCTCCTGCGGCAAGTGACCAGCATGCATAAGTATGCCTGGATTGGTACGATTTTCTGTGTCTCAGACCTGCGCGTTTTAAGATACTTGTCCATGACTCCCTGATGGAGTCAACCTTGTAGTGAGGTCCGGACAACTGCTGCTGTTTTGTTACCTGAGGACTAAAAACAAAAGTGCATTTATGCACAGCAGTTCTCCCATATTCCCTCTGCTTCACCTCTACAGAATGTTGCTTTCCAAGCATGGTCATTTCCGCCTGGCTTTTAAGAGCATCAATAGCTGGTTGAACCAGATGAATTGTCCTTCCGGTGCCTGCATCGGTTTTTGGTGGAGTGAATTCGCCAAGTTTTGTATAATTTCTACGGATGGTTATAGTCCTTGCTTTAAGGTCTATATCTTCCCATGCCAGCGATACCAACTCCCCGTGACGAATACCCGTGTATACAGCGAGAATCCACAGGTTTTTTGTTTGTTGATGACGGCAAGCCTCAATAAAACGAATAAATTCGTCACGGGTGAGAGGATCTGGTTTTACCTTGGACTTTTTTAAGGGAGCCAGACCGTTAAATGGGTTTCCTGAGGTATAACCATTATCTGTTGCAAATTGAAACATTCCAGCTATGGTTGTCATATAGTAGTTTACCGTGACCACTGAGCGCCCTTTTATGGAAGAAGTCTTTCCATTAGAAAGCTTTTGGTAACCGGTCAACAAATCTCTCCTTACGAAAAGTAAATCCTCTTTTGTTATGGATGAAACCAGTTTTTTTTCACCTAACATTGGTAACATGTTTTTAATTACTGACTGGTAACGGTTAAGTGCATTCGCACAAATCTCAATTTTCTTAAGGTCCAACCATTTTTCCGAAAGTGCCTTAACGGTTATCTCTCTTTTTCCCAGACCAAAGTGTTTCAGGTTAGGGGAATTAGGGAACTGCGCGGCGTAGTCGAAACTCCCCATTCTGATTGCAAAACAAACGGAAGTGCGAAGTTCACCAGCGATCTTCCGGTTTTTGGCTGTGTCAGGAACACCGAGGTTTTCTCTGACACGTTTGCCATTATAGTGAAACCATATACGGAGTGATCCGCCATGGTTTTCAACGCCTGTCGGGTATGATGCGTTACTCATTAAACCTCCCAGACGTCCAGGAGCATTAACAGGTTAACCGGAACTTGCATTTTTGGCACCTGGTTGTTTCTGGTTTTCGATCCATCGCATAATTTCTTCGATGTTGTACAGGCATTCACTGTAATGCCCAGGATCACCTTCTACAGCGTAATGGCGGTATTCTTTTCCCTGCATCCATGACTTTCTTCTGGCCCGCTCGATGGTGCCGGGCTTTAGCCCTGTTGATGCAATAAGGACTCTCTCCGTACACCATTTGCTGGGGGTTATCTGATAGATGATTGTCTGCATGCCAACCTCATAAAACTTTCATCCACGGCAGTGGCACCACACGTCAAACATTCGTTTCACAACTTCACGGCAGTAGAAGCCGTCGACATCACGGGTCAGGTCGTAGCGATTGCCGAATGTCTTGCGAACCCAGAACTCAAAAGCCGTATGCATGTATCACCTCCGTTGCATTGCGCGTAATTTTTTCAGGCGCATTTCCTGCTCAGTGCCCGCCAGAATTTTGCGGTACTCCTGTTGGTCAATATGTTCGAACAGGTTGTTGAACTCACCAATGCGTACCCGTCCGGAGCGCCCGTCCATGCGTCGAAAGAACACTGAGTGCTGAGTACTGCGAGTAATCACCACAGGGTATCCGGCTCTGTCCGTGTATATCTGACCACGTTGAATCAGAGCGAACATTCCTTTATCCCCAGCGGAAAAGCGAATACAGAATAAATGCCACCGCTATTGCAACTCCAACTGCGGTGAATGCTTCAGGCCAATTCATCATTTCACCTCCTGCGGCGGCTCCGGTAGCGGCATCCAGTGGGTTACTTTCGATGCCGGTTCTTCCCCATTGTCAGTAACTGCCCACCATTTGTTTCTCGAACAATCGTAATACCCTTCGAAGGTATCGCACTCAGTCCAGCCGTAAGACTTCCCCCAACACCAAACATACTGTTTATCGTTCGGCATTCGCTCACTACAGCTTATCCAACCATCCGGAGTTACCGGAGAGTTGCCAGCCTTGCGCATGGCAATCTCCATGATTTCAACCATATCTCCTGGTGGAATTTTACAATGCTGACCAATATGCCTCTGCTGCCTGGCATATTCGAGGATGTGCTCCAGCTTGATACGATTAATCATGATTTATCTCCCTGAAGCATGGCTTCGCGGCAGTCGTTCCAGCCTTCAGCATAATCACTATACGCAAGAGGCCAACCGTTTCTGTATTCACGCGGCAACTTATCAGGCACTACCAGCGCTGGCGGCGCGGAGAATAGTGGTTTAGGTGATATTTCCGCACGTTTTGCGTATGCTTCAACTGTGTCAGGGTTAAACAGGATTATGTTTTCACCGCATTCCCACGCTATCGGTTCTGCTTCCAGCGATGCCAGTGCAATTTCATAAGCACGGCGCTCAATATTGTCTCGAACGTCCAAGCTGCCTATGCGCTCTTTGATTTCTTTAATCAGTTCTTTGTCGGTAATAGTGGTCATGCCGCGTTTCCTTCTTTCTTATTAACAATTACACCGTCATATATTTCATTAAGGTGCCCTCTCAACTCCATGCGCCTTAATGCAGACAACATGTAATCGCATTCAACCTGCTTATTTCCAGTAAATGGCTTATCGTCAGGATTACCCCAACAGCAATTACCCTTGGGCCACCCATGTACTTTCCGTACTCTTCCGTTAACAACGTGAAGTAATCCCCAGCCAGGTGGTAAATCCTCAATTGAAATAATTCCCGGCTCACTAATAAAGAATCGCCAGTCGCCCATTCCAAGAGACGGATTTTTACGAAAACGCTTTTTTCTATCTGCCAACAAGTCAGCACGAGAACATTTCGCCAATCAGGCATGATGCTGAATTTCTGAATCCCATAGCATCTGGCTGTTCTCCGGTACTGGTTACAGCTATAAAGCGGTCATGAAAACAAACCTTGAAACCGTTGCGCTTAAGGAACTTGTACGCAATCTGACAGAGTTCGCGGTGTGTTAACGCCATATCACTCTCCTTTGATGCGAATGCCAGCAAGCCAGTTTCTTATGCCGATATATTCAGCGTTCCTGAAACCGCTTTTTACATATATAAATGGCAAGCGAAGATTGTGACCATTGACTGCCAGGTAGTCTTTACAACCCTGTTCGGTGAAACAGCAGGTAACGAATTCATCAATATCTTTCACAGCAACGCGCCGCCATTTTTCTGGTGGCTCTCGAAAGTTTTCATGAAGTAGCTCGAGACGACGACTATGGCGTTTATTGGCTTCATTGCCATCTTCGTCAACCCAGACAATCCGGTCATGGTCATAATCAGCATCAACAGCGATTTCGCGCTTTTGATACACACAAAACATGGGATCTGACGTTATTCGATTGTCCTGTGTTCGAATATTTTCACCGATGATGCCAAACGAATCTGGTGCAGATTTTGTCTGCATCTCTTCGATACGTTCAGCCATCGCAGCACACTCTTCAAAGTTGCTTAATGCTTTTCGCTCCCATTCGGCGCATTGTTTTTCCAGTTCTGCTATGCGCTTACTTCCATCCGCGATTACTCCCTCGTAATATTCACGCTGCTCGTTGAGTTTTGATTTTGCTGCTTCAAGCTCAACACGCAGCTTCCCAACCGTAAGCGCAATCTCCTCGTTCTCCTGGTCGCGGCGTTTGATGTATTGCTGGTTTCTTTCCCGTTCATCCAGAAGCGCCAGCGCAACATTTGGATTAAAGGCAGCAATAAATTCAGCGTTTGCATAAGCCTGAACATCTGTTTCAACCAGGCAGTTAACATGACATTCCGCAATCACACCACCGGGTTCTCCTTTCCATTTTTGGCAAACAAAAACTCCTGTTAAATTGCCGTGCTGGTTAACAGATGTATGCCCTACGATGTAGCTTCCTTTAGTTGCTTTCTCTGCCTTTTCACGCAGTGCCTGATAATTAATTTCGCTCACTTCGAACCTCTCTGTTTACTGATAAGCTCCAGATCCTCCTGGCAACTTGCACAAGTCCGACAACCCTGAACTGCCAGGCGTCTTCGTTCATCTATCGGATCGCCACACTCACAACAATGAGTTGCGGATACAGTCTGGTAGTTCAGGCGACGCATTTTTATTGCTGTATTGCGCTGTAATTCTTCAATTTCTGATGCTGAATCAATGATGTCTGCCATCTTCCATTAATCCCTGAATTGTTGGTTAATACGCTTGAGGGTGAATGCGAACAATAAAAAAGGAGCCTGTAGCTCCCTGATGATTTTGCTTTTCATGTTCATCGCTCCTTAAAGACGCCGTTTAACATGCCGATCGCCAGACTTAAATGAGTCGGTGTGAATCCCATTAGCGTTACCGTTTCGCGGTGCTTCTTCAGTACGCTACGGCAAATGTCATCGACGTTTTTATCCGGAAACTGCTGTCTGGCTTTTTTGATTTCAGAATTAGCCTGACGGGCAATGCTGCGAAGGGCGTTTTCCTGCTGAGGTGTCATTGAACAAGTCCCATGTCGGCAAGCATAAGCACACAGAATATGAAGCCTGCTGCCAGAAAAATGCATTCTGTTGTTGTCATGCCGGGTCTCTCTCGTTTGCTTCTGCTTTCGCCGCCATCATTTCCAGCTTTTGTGAAAGGGATGTGGCTAACGTATGAAATTCTTCGTCTGTTTCTACTGGTATTGGCACAAACCTGACTCCAATTTGAGCGAGGCTATGTGCCATCCCGATACTCGTTCTTAATTCAACAGGAGATGCTTTGTGCATACAGCCCCTCGTTTATTATTTATCTCTTCAGCCAGCCGCTGTGCTTTCAGTGGATTTCGGATAACAGAAAGGCCGGGAAATACCCAGCCTCGCTTTGTAACGGAGTAGACGAAAGTGATCGTGCCTACCCGGATATTATCGTGAGGATGCTTCATTACCATTGCTCCCCATATACAAAACCAATTTCAGCCAGTGCCTCGTCCATTTTTTCGATGAACTCCGGCACCATCTCGTCAAAACTTGCCATGTACTTTTCATTCCGCTCAATCACGACATAATGCAGGCCTTCACGCTTCATGCGCGGGTCATAGTTGGCAAAGTACCAGGCATCTTTTCGTGTCACCCACATGCTGTACTGCACCTGGGCCATGTAAGCCGATTTTATGGCCTCGAAACCACCGAGCCGGAACTTCATGAAATCCCGGGAGGTAAACGGGCATTTCAGCTCAAGGCCGTTGCCGTCACTGCATAAACCATCGGGAGAGCAGGCGGTGCGCATACTTTCGTCGCGATAGATGATCGGGGATTCAGTAACATTCACGCCGGAAGTGAACTCAAAGAGGGTTCTGGCGTCGTTCTCGTACTGTTTTCCCCAGGCCAGAGCCTTAGCGTTAACTTCCGGAGCCACACCGGTGCAAACCTCAGCCAGCAGGGTGTGGAAGTAGGACATTTTCATGTCAGGCCACTTCTTTCCTGATCGGGGTTTTGCTATTACGTTGTGAATTTCTGAAGCTGTGATGACGCCGAGCCGTAATTTGTGCCACGCATCATCTCCCTGTTCGACAGCTCTCACGTCGATCCCAGTACGCTGCAGGATAATGTCCGGTGTCATGCTGCCACCTTCTGTTCAGTGGCTTTTTGTTTCAGGAATCCAAGAGCTTTTACTGCTTCGGCCTGTGTCAGTTCTGACGATGCACGAATGTCGCGGCGAAATATCTGGGAACAGAGCGGCAATAAGTCGTCATCCCATGTTTTATCCAGGGCGATCAGCAGAGTGTTAATTTCCTGCATGGTTTCATCGTTAACCGGAGTGATGTCGCGTTCCGGCTGACGTTCTGCAGTGTATGCGGTATTTTCGACAATGCGCTCGGCTTCATCCTTGTCATAGATACCAGCAAATCCGAAGGCGAGACGGGCACACTGAATCATGGCTTTATGACGTAACATCCGTTTGGGATGCGACTGCCACGGCCCCGTGATTTCTCTGCCTTCGCGGGTTTTGAATGGTTCGCGGCGGCATTCATCCATCCACTCGGTAACGCAGATCGGATGATTACGGTCCTTGCGGTAAATCCGGCATGTGCAGGATTCATTGTCCTGCTCAAAGTCCATGCCATCAAACTGCTGGTTTTCGTTGATGATGCGGGACCAGCCATCAACGCCCACCACCGGAACGATGCCGTTCTGCTTATCAGGGAAGGCGTAAATTTCTTTCGTCCACGGATTAAGGCCGTACTGGTTGGCGACGATCAACAATGCGATGAACTGCGCATCGCTGGCATCACCTTTAAATGCCGTCTGGCGAAGAGTGGTGATCAGTTCCTGTGGGTCGACAGAATCCATGCCGACACGTTCAGCCAGCTTCCCTGCCAGCGTTGCGAGTGCTGTACTCATCCGTTTTATACCTCTGAATCAATATCAACCTGGTGGTGAGCAATGGTTTCAACCATGTACCGGATGTGTTCTGCCATGCGCTCCTGAAACTCAACATCGTCATCAAACGCACGGGTAATGGCTTTTTTGCTGGCCCCGTGGCGTTGCAAATGATCGATGCATAGCGATTCAAACAGGTGCTGGGGCAGGCCTTTTTCCATGTCGTCTGCCAGTTCTGCCTCTTTCTCTTCACGGGCGATCTGCTGGTAGTAACGCGCCCAGCTCTGAGCCTCAAGACAATCCTGAATGTAATAAGCGTTCATGGCTGAACTCCTGAAAATGGCTGTGAAAATATCGCCCGCGAAATGCCAGGCTGATTAGGAAAACAGGAAATGGGGTTAGTGAATGCTTTTGCTTGATCTCCGTTTCAGCATTAATATCCATTTTTTATAAGCGTCGACAGCTTCACGAAACATCTTTTCATCGCCAATAAAAGTGGCGATAGTGAATTTAGTCTGGATAGCCATAAGTGTTTGATCCATTCTTTGGGACTCCTGGCTGATTAAGTATGTCGATAAGGCGTTTCCATCCGTCACGTAATTTACGGGTGATTCGTTCAAGTAAAGATTCGGAAGGGCAGCCAGCAACAGGCCACCCTGCAATGGCATATTGCATGGTGTGCTCCTTATTTATACATAACGAAAAACGCCTCGAGTGAAGCGTTATTGGTATGCGGTAAAGCCGCACTCAGGCGGCCTTGATAGTCATATCATCTGAATCAAATATTCCTGATGTATCGATATCGGTAATTCTTATTCCTTCGCTACCATCCATTGAAGGCCATCCTTCCTGACCATTTCCATCATTCCAGTCGAACTCACACACAACACCATATGCATTTAAGTCGCTTGAATTGCTATA